GACGTCACAGCACTTTCGGCCTGCTGCGTGTTCCGTCTGCGTGCGTCCTTTGCGGCCTGCCTTGTTCTGTCGCGTTCTTCTTTTGCAGCGTTATATTCTTCGGCCCCCTGCTCCATTCGGCCGGCAATCCCGGGGGCAGCAGCATCACGCTCACGCTGTCGCGCCGCCATTTCGTCGTCTACTTTTCTGTTTTCTGCCTCTAGGTCGTACCCCTTTTTGATGAAGCTCTGCACATAGTTCCAGCTTTTCCTTACAGCTGCCACCATCGCGTCGAGCGCGGCCATGACTCCATTGAACAAGTTGTCGACAGTGCCGAGCCAGAACGCCTTGATGCCAACGATGGCGAGCGCGAGCGTTTCGTACATCGCGCTGCTGAAGTCATCGAGGCCATTCAGAAACACCTCCGAGCCACGAGCCCATGCAGCCCATAGGCCAGCCATCAGGATGTCCATGGCCCCCGCCAGATCGCCGTCGCGGATCGCCTCAAAGACACCACCGAAAGCGGTCGCTGCCGTCGATGCCAACTGCCCGAGCCCACCGTCAAGAGCGACAACACCAACAAGCGAAGCCGCCAATAGCGTAGGGATAAGAACCAACGGATTGAGAGCCACTCCAAGAGCGGCCGACGCCACAGACAAGGCAGTGCCAATCGCAAAAATAGCAGCACCGACTAACGTAAAAGCGGCAACCGCCTTAGCGGCAACCTGTATCATGCTTTCGTTTTTGGTAACAAATTTGATAATGCCACCAAGGGCAAGGCTTACAGCGTCGACAAGGCTTTTCATTGAGTTTGCCAACGATTCGCCGATGGCGAGAGCCACGCCTTCAGAAACCGAGAGCAAGATTCTCAGCGAACCACCGAGCCCGGCATCCATCGCTTGCGCGGTCTGTATGGCGGCACCACTTGCCTCTCTGAGACGATCCGCAAGATCAGAAACACCATCGGCAGAGTTGGCTAAAGCGTTTGCGGCCGTGATGCCGAGCAAGCCAAAGGCTTTCTCCATCTTTTCCGTACGCTCTGCCACCGACATATTGGCCGTGGCGTCGTTTATCTCGTCCAGTATTTGAACAAGAGGCTTCAGGTTTCCGGCGGCGTCGACGTTAGAAATTCCAAACAGTGCCATCAACTCGTCGCCGCTGCCTGCCGCTATCACAGACAATCGCTTCAGTGCCGTGCCGGCCATCGAGCCCTGAATGCCTACATTTCCAAGAGCACCAAGCGCGGCAACCGTATCTTCCAGCGACATGCCAAGGCTTGCCGCAACTGGGCCGGCGTACTTCAGTGCTTCGCCTAAGTCTCCAACCGTGTTGAATGTCGAGTTTGCTGCAACTGTCAACACGTCAGCAACGCGGGCCGCCTGTGAAGCGTCAAGACCGAACTGTCTCAGCGTCGCCGATACGATTCCGGCAGACAATGTCGCATCTGTGCCGGTTGCTCTCGCCAACGCAAGAACCGACTCGGTCATGGCGTTGATCTGCGTCGGATCAAAACCAGCACGACCGAGCGTTGTCATGAGGTTGGCGACCTCAATAGCCGTGAATGACGTGCTAGCACCAAGTTCTCTCGCTTTGGCTGTCATCATCGCGAGTGCCGCCGCACCCTGAGAGCCCAAGCTTCCCGTCACAGCGGCAGTCGCCCGAATGGCATCATCGAAACTGGCGAAGTGCTTCGACATCAAAGCCACGGGAGCAGCGAGTGCCACGCCCATGCCTGCCATACGGCCGCCGAGGTTCTGCATAGACGCACCAACACGGCCTAGCCGCTTGTTGATGCGATTGAGAGCCCCGAAGAGCTTAGACGGGTCTGCGCCGATTTCGACGAAGACCTTGCCCATCCTGATGCCCGAGGCTGCCATCTAATTTTTCTTCCAGTTTGGGCCGAAGAGGCGAATCAAATCAGCCTCAGTGGCGGGCCTTGCTTTTGCTTTCGGTTTCTTCGCAAACGGGTGGAACTTGTAAGCGTCCGCTGCCGGTTTCCCTTTGCCTCTGTTTGCGTTGTAAAACTGACTCAGTAGGTTTGCGGTGTGCCACCAGTCGGCCTCTAGGCGGCCGTCTCTTGCGGCTGCAAGCTGTCGGAAGGTCCAGTCTCCGGGGTGGACGCCGAGGATTCCTGCTGCTTCCCAGATGGCAGCCCAGACGCAGCGATGATTTCTGCCGTCGTCATCTGTTCCATCTGCGCCTTCGCCTGTTCCATCATTTCTTCGCTGGCGGCGTCCATCTTGGCTGCGAGCATGGCGACCATTTCCCGCAGCCGTTTTGGGAAAAAATCGATGAGTTCCTGCTCAAGTGCCTTAGCCGCATCGTCGAGCGAGTCACCACGCAAGCCATCGAGGAAATTGTCCTTCGATACCTGCTTGCCTTCCATCTGCGGAAGCAAAATAAAATAGAGCGTTTCTGCGATGGTGCTGTACTGCCCACGCAGCACTTGCATGGTTTGCCCGATGTTGGCGACGTCAATGAGGTCGAACGGTTTCTGCTCACCGTCTGCGTCAACCTTGACGTTGTCTCTGACTCGCATCGCCGCAGCCACGGTCAATGCCAACTGCCACGGCCTGCCCTGATCGTCCCTGATCTCTCGCATTACCTCAGCCCTGCATAGGTTCGTTTCATCGTGACGCTAATCGTGCGGACACCGTCGAGGTTCTGACTCTCAGAGATGCTCGTGACGACACCCGTGAACGAAAAGCCAGTGCCAGCAACCGCTACCTCTGTGCCGTTTTCGGCATAGGAAGCAAAGGTGCCGGCCTGGCTGTCGTCGATTGTCTCGAATGAAACGGAAAGCCCGTAGGCGGTCGGGTAAACGTGAGACTCGCGGCTGCCGTAGGGCGTGAATTCCTGCTCGGTGACGGTTTCGTCTGCCGTAACCTGCCGCACCCCTACCACGGTAGAACCGCCGACAGTAAGGGTGCAGTCTCGCCCGAGCGTAATTGCCACGGCCGCCTCCTCTTAGCCGAGGCTGCGAAGCGTCACGGTGAAGGTGACAGCACCGTCAATGCCGATATTCTCGCTGACGCCCATCACAGTCAGGCCAGACGTGCCGCTTGTCGTCTCAAGCTCCGAGATCAGCCCGGTGGCGTCGTGGCATTCAACCTCAAACGTCTCACTTGTGAAACCTGCTTGAAACACCCGGTAGCCGCCAGAAGTGTTTGAGCGGTTGCTCACGTCAATGGTTTCGGCTTCTTCGGTCTTCGTGACACTAATGATGTCAGTGACCGACGTGCTACCTGCGCCGAAGGTTGGGTTGAGGCTTCCGCTGCGCCCTAGTGTGATCGCCATGTTTTGTCCTTTTTCTTAGGAGGCACGCTGGCCGGAAACGGTGAAAGTTGTGATGTCGTCAATCGGCTCGTTCTGGACGACGCTGGTGACGATGAAGGTGGCCGAGCTTGTGTCTGGCCCGCCAAGCGTGAAAGTGCCGCCAACCGAGACGCCGGGAGCGTCGACGCACTCAATCTCGCAGGTCTGCTCGATGAGTTGCTTGCGGTACTTGCGGGCGGTGTCGCCAAAAGCGGTGCAGTCAATTTCGCTCGACTGACTGTCGACGGTGCAGCTGCGGGCGTTGGCGACGCCCGTGATCGTCACGTCTTTTCCGAGAGTTATCGCCATTGAAAAAAGTCTCCTGTGCGGGTGTGCTCATAGTGGCGAAATGCCGCCAAAAGCCGCAGGGGGTGTGGATCAGCTTCGCCGCATCTGGTTGTGGAACATTCTGGGAATCTTCGGCATGGCCTTTTTGATGCCAGGCCCAAGGAACGGGCGGGCCTTCACCCGCCGCGTTCCCATCGGGTAGGTGTTCTTGCCGCCGTCGCTGCCGATGCTGACGAACGTGTTGTAGCGGTACTTTTTGGGAGCACCGGGCGGCGGCTTGACGGGCTTCATGTAGAAGGTGTCAGTGCCGCCGAACTCGTGCATCTGGTTCAGCCACGCCTTTTTTGTGGCTGGCCCGACAACCACGCTGTCTGTGCCTCTGTCGTAGTCATATTCGATGGACTGCCGCAGGTAGCCTTTCGGGCTCATGCCACCCTTCCAGCTTGTCACCTTGTCTTGCCGTGGCACCCGGTAGACAACCGCCACGGGTGCGCCCCGGGTCTCAAATTTGGCACCGCTGGAAAGCGTCACCGTGCGAGGAATGCTGGCATTAGGAAGCGGCCAATAGGCCGGCTTGCTGCGTTGCTTGCGGTTGCTCATGCTGCGGGTTGTCTGCTTGCGAACTTCCGCACCGGCAATACGCAGCCCGCGAAGCCTCGCCTTGTCGACTTTGGCGACGACATCGGCACGGTTCCACTTGAACTTCGTTTTTATGCGTGGTTTCATTCAGGCAACTCGTCAGCCTCAAACACCCGGTACGTCACCTCAATCACGGCCCGCCAGACGTTGCGGTCGTTCAGTGCATCGTCGGGGTTCAATTCGATGGCGACGCTCTGCGGCGACGTGACGCCCACCGGAAAGTCGTCGACCCACGCATGGGCTCGGATGTTCAGCATCGCCTGGTCGGCCAGGTCAATCATGGCATCAACGTCAGCGTCGCCGCTCACATGCCGGCCAATGAAGACATTGGCAGAGTAATCCGTTTGGCTAACCTGCCGCGAAACCCTCGTGATCTCGGCACCACCGGGGGTGACAAAAATCACGGGGTTCGCCATGTCGTCAATGTCGACAGCCGCCCAGTTGCGACGCTCGACGGTTGTGCCGGAAACACCCCAAGAAACCGCAGACAGCCCGAGTGCCAGTGAGTCAGCAATCTCTCGCAGGTAGCTCATGTGTCAACTTGCTTGGTCGAGGATCTGACGCATCCTGGTCAGGTTGTTCTGCACCCTTGGGTCTAGCGGCAATTTTGCCTGTGCCTGCTCGCCTAGCGTGAGGGCGTATGGTTGCCGCCCAAGCTGCCACGCCGCGACACTGGCAAGGTCAAACGCCTTGCCCTTGGCTTCCGGGTCTTGTGCGTGGGTGCAGTCGTCGCCGCAGCGTATTGCTCGCTCGGCATGCCGCAGCGTCGCTTCCCACTCCTCTCGCTCGTAATGCACAAAGGACAGAGCCAGCCAGTTGTCTGGCTCCTCTGGTGCCACCTCACACGCCTTGTGCAGTAGTTGCTCTTCGCCGGTAAGTGCCGCCAAGGCCCGCAGAGCGTAGGCGATTTCTGTCGGTTGCCCGCCTGGCATCTTCAAGTAGTTGTGCCATTCTGCGGCTGCTTCGGGACGGTTGGCGTAGTGCAACTCTCTTGCGTAATACCACCGCACTCGGGCGTCGTGCGGTGCCTCCTTGACTGCAACCTCAAGCAAGCCCAAGTCTGTCGCGTGCCTTTTGCCGGGTTCTCTGTGGTGGTGAATCTCAAGTCCTGTCGCCACCGCCTGCTTCTTCTCCCCGTCCCACTTCACGAGCCCCTCGTGGGTTGGTGCCGTCCAGCGAAACCCGTGGCGACTGTGAACGCGATCAGACAGAAAGACAAGACCCTCGGTGCCGTCAGGCTTCCACGACCAGACGTAGCGATACCGCAGATTGTTCACCCCGTCGTTCCACGCCTGCTCTACTGCCTTCCTCCATCCGGGCTGAAGTCTTTCGTCGAGATCGAGCCTAATGCAGATATCCACGTCTGGCGGCAGATGGTTCAGCGAGAGGTTGTGGGCGTCATCCCACCGCCACGGGGTAACGTAGCCAACGGCAACTTCGACGCCCACGCTGCGAAGCGTCTGCACCGTGTCGTCTGTGCTTCCCGTGTCAGTCACCACCCGCACGTCTGCGTCGGCACAGCTTGCGGCCCACGCCACGCAGTGCTTCTCTTCGTTCTTAGCCAGTGCGTAAACGCCGATCCGTGGCCTGACACTGCTTGAGCATTCTTGCGACATCATCTTCCTTGATGCTGGCAACGTAGGCTTCTGCGTCTGCCGCACCGAAAGTGACGATGACCTGGCCGTCCTTGACGGCTATGCCGGCAGCAAACTCAATCGCCTGCGTTTTCAGGAAACTGAAAGGAGGTGAAATCTCCACCATTTGCCAGCTATCGTCCCACGTGAGGAAGCGATGCTCGTAGACCCTCTGGCCGGTTGGCAGGTGTGCTACCTCATGCACGACGCCGAGCCAGCCGCCGCACCACGGCACCACCTGCCCACCGCCACGAAAGCCCCGTGAAATCGACGGGGCTGGCTGCCGTTGCAGTAGGTTGAACGCACTGCCACAGGTTTCGTCGGGCTCCACCGTGACGGTGTGGCCGTTGTGGTTGGCGGCGTAAACCCAGCCAGTCCCCGCAGGCATCCAGTTTTTCTCGTGCTCTTGCAGCTGGAAGCTCGACAGCACCCGCAGGCTTGAAAACTCTGCTTTCTCAATGTCGAGGTCTGCCGTGGCAATTCGGCACCGCCCATCAAAAGGGGCGACATTTCGCACAGTCGCCGAGACGCCAATGCCAGACGGCGTCAGCCTCAGCCGGCAGTCCTCCAGGCCGTCAACCGCAAAGCCCGTTTTTTCGTACTCTGGCCCCGTGATCGTCTGCGAGCGGAAGACGTCGAGGTTGTCGTCGAGCTCGACAAGGATATTTTCGGTGCGGATGAGCTCCCCGTCGGAATCTGAGATTATATAGCGACCGTTTTCGATTCGGTAATTGCTCGACCGCACAATGCCAAGAAGCCTATCGCCGTGCAGGATGATCGTCGGGTTGAACAGTGACCAACCCTCGTGAGCGGCAGGAATGTCCCATTTGAGGAATGAGACGCTGGCAAGCTCCGAGAGCGGCTGCGTGTAAAAGGTACGGTTTGCCCTGATCTGGTGCTCTAGCCTTGCGTCGAGCGGTTGCGACAAAAGGCTTTCACACGCTCGACGCCCCGCCTGTAGCTCGCCAGCGTAGAAGCAGTGCGTTGCCAGTGCTGCGAGGTGTTCTTGCATGGTGTCGATCTAATTATCCACAGTGCTTCAATGGTTCTGTCACCTCGATCTCGATCAGCTCGATGTAATCAGGCGCAGCGGCTTGATAGATGATTTCCTCGCCGTTGTTCTGGCTCCACACTTTCCATCGCACCCAGACGCGGACGAGCTTTCTGACCACATTACCGTCAGAGTCAAGATGCTCGATCCTGAACTCTCTGGCCTCCTCACCAAAGTCACGCCAGTCAATGATCGTG